GAGCAGCGTGCCGTCGATGACGGTGTAGACGGGGTAGAAGACGCCCGTGCCGCCATCGCCCTCGCGGCCCCAGGTGGCGGTCGTGCGCAGGCGGCCGGCGCCGGGCTCGTTGTAGTTGCGGGTGTTGAGGGCCGGATCGCGCAGCGTCGCGTCCTGCAGCTCGGTGATCTCTTCGTCGAGGAGGTAGACGCCGATCCGCACCAGGCCCGTGGTGGGAATTGTGAAGCTGCGAGCCGCAACCTCACGCACGGCGCCGCGCAGATAGATCAGGCTCAGCGGGCATGTGACGTTCGCGCCGCTGATTGCCGGCGGCGTGCCGCTGATCACCGCGCCATCCTTGAACACCGCGTCGGCGATGCGCTTGAGGCGGTCGATGGCCGTGCTCTGGATCTCGTTGAGCTCGGCCGACTGCAGGCCCTTGCCTGCGCGGAAGAGCAGCTCGTCGTAGCGGTTCGCCGCGTTGAAGCGGTTGTAGTAGCCGGTGAGAGGCATCAGAAGGTCACCACGAACTCGAACAGCTGACGGGTTGTGATCTCGCGCACGATCGGCGCGCGCCGCTCGATCACCAGCAGCGTGCCGGGCTGCGCCACTTGAGCCGGGGCCAGGTAGAACTGGCCGGCCGGGACGCCAGCGGCGGCCACGGTGTCGAGGAAGATCGCCTGCTCGCGGATCGTTGAACCGACCGCCTCTTCAAACTCAAAGTGGAACTTGAAGTAGAGGTTGTTGGTCGGCGTCGCGGAGACGCTGAACTTGCCCTCGGGCACGCTGATCGCGCCGTTGGCGTCCGGCGCGCAGTAGTCCACCAGGGTGGCCTTGCGCCGGCCGACCTCGGCGAGCAGAGCGGTTGCGTTCGCAGCGGGCGCCGGGGGCGTGCTGCCCCAGGCCGCATCGCCGGACCCCCATGCGAGGTGAGCGGTGCGCGCCTTGATCGCCGTAGCGATGGCGATGCGCCCGGATGTGGTGAGGACTGCCGCCATGCTCGCCCCTTAGTCGCTCCTCATGCTACGCCGTCTGGGTTGTCACGGTGCTCGATGCGACGGCGTTCGTGTCGAGCCAGGTTGTTGTCGGCTGCCAGGTGATCGCGGCCCACGTCTGGCCCTCGTATTTCCCGCTCACCCCTTCCTGATTGGTGAGCATCCCTGGATGGTTGAGGGTGTGCCACTCCTCATCCATCAGGCTGTGATCGAGCAGGAACCGATCGAAGTTCCGCACGAGCACGCCGATCACGTCGGTGTGCGTGCTGGCGACCGTGGCGTTCTCCTCCACCAGGCTGGAGAGGATCTGCCCGTAGCTGATCTGCGGCCAGTCGGGCCGCGGCCGCACGCCGCTGTGATCGCTGAGCATCCCGCCGTCCGACAGCAGGCTGCTGTCGAGCACAAAGCGGCGGAAGTCATAGACCGCATAGATGCGCTGCAGACGCGAGCGCACCGGGGAACTGATCTGGCAGACCCCAACGATGTCGCTGATGATCTGCTCGCCTTGCGTCGCTTCCGAGAGCCCCAGCTGGTATTCAGCCCAGCGGTAGGAGCCGCCTTCGGATTCGTCGATCAGGCCCTCGACGTTGATCCAGCTCAGAGCAACGCGGACTGCTTCGGGCGTGCCCCGGATCCGCTGCCACAGCACGCCCTCCGCGAGGGCCCGCCGCTGGTTGTTGCCCAGGTAGGGAAGGATCTCACCCAGGCCGTATTCGTAGATCAGCCACGGCACCACCGAGTCGGGGATGTTGACTCGCTTCGCCGTGCGGATGATTGGCACCGGGCCGCCGGTGCGTTGCAGGCTGGAAGTGGAGCGGGAGAAATCCCGCTCCAAGGTCGTGGCGTTGGGTGGGAGGAGGTCGTATCGGCTCATCGGTCACGCCCCGCCATCGTGAGCGTGATCGCGCCCAGAGCCGGAGCCTGACTGGGGCCGCAGACTACATCAGCTGCAGGCGCCGTCAAGACGACGCGCTGCACGCCAGCCGGGTGAAGCTGCGCGATCAGCCACGAGCGGGTGACGTCCCAGCCGAGGCCCGACGCTGCAGCGAAGGCCGCTTGCAGCTGGGCCTGCAGGCCGTTGAACACCTCGATGGGCGTGTCTGGGTAGAGGTAGATCTGCGCGGTGACGGGCACCGTGTTGATCGTCGCGCTGGCGACCGTGACGACGTCGGTGATCACCCGCACGCTGTCGCTCTGCAGCACTGCGTCGACGGTGCTGAGCAGCTGGCTGCTGGCGGTGCCGTTGCCCTGGGTCGAGAGGATGTTGACGAGCACCTCGCCGGGCGATGGGGAGCTTACCGCTGCATCCTTGACCAGCTCGCTGGCGGTCAGCGCCTGGTAGCGATACCAGGCGGCGCCGCCGGCCGTGCTGCTGCCCATGATGCGCTCGATCACGCGGGAGCGCAGCGCGGCGTCGGTCTCATCCTCCAGGCGCGTGACGGCATAGAAGGTCGCCAGATTGTCGAGGTCGGCGCCGCCGGCGTAGCGCAGCAGGGTGGCCTGCAGCGCGTCGTTGATCCGCTGCCGCAGGATCAGCTCGCGGGCCGCGGCAACCTCCAGGATCTTGATGCCCGGATCGCTTTCGAGGATCTCGGTGTAGGACGGGTCGCGCGCCTGCAGGTCGGCGATCATCGCCGCGAGGATCGTCTCGAAGTCGAGCTCCTCGATGATCGTCGGATCGGGGATGCTGCTGAAGTCGATCGTCGCCATCAGACCACCAGCCCCTCGATCTCGATCTTCTGCCCGTTGAGCAGGTAGTACCCAACAAGGCTAAGGCTGATCTGGCCGCTCGCCGAGACGCTGTCGATCTTCACCTGCTCCAGCTTCAAGCGCGGCTCCCAGCGCTCCAGCGCTTCGGCGGTGGCGGCCACCAGCTCGGAGACGAGGCTGTTGTTGATCGGCCGGTCGACCAGGCGGGGGATGCGGCTGCCGTAGTCGCGGCGATGCACGCGGGTGCCGATCGGCGTCGTCAGGATGTCCTGGATGGACTGGCGCAGATGATCGAAGCCGCCGAGCGGTTCGCCAGTCGTGCGGCTCATGCCGGCCATGGCGCCTCCTATGGGTTGATGTCGATTCTCGCGCCGACGATCTTCAGGTCGCCGTCGGCCTCGATGTCGATCTTGCCGGTGGCCTTGATCCGCACGTCGCCCTTCACGTCGAGGAAGAGCTTGTGCGCCTCGCGGTCGTATTCGACCACGGTGCCGTCGTCGAAGGTGCGGCGCTGCAAGCCAGCGCGATCGCCGTTCGCATTGCCGTTCGAGAAGAGGCCGGGGATGGCGACGCCATTGGCGAGCTCACCAGACGGTGCCAGCAGCATGACGACCTCGCCGACCTCGGGCGGATCCCAGACGCGATCCTTGCCCGCGCGCGGCGTGAACCACGGCACCCAGTCGGAGAGGATCTCGCCGTCCTGGAGCTGCACGCGGATCGCCGGGAAGCCTGCCGTCGCGCCGGTGTAGTCGGCCTCCGCCACGGTGCCGTAGCGGGCGACGTTGCTCAGCCGGCGCGCGTGATCGGTGCTCTCAGGAGAGCCGACGCCGCTCGTCAGCTGATCGGAGCGATTAACGCCCAGCATCGGCGGTCTTCCACAGGTAGCGCACGACGCCGGGGATCTCGGCGCCCTGGGGCGCGGCTTCGAGCTGATCCTTGATCAGCAGCTGTGAGGCGAGCATGTGGACGCCGTGGCGGATGGCGTGCGGGGCGGTGTCGCCCACGGGCCGGCCGGTAACCGCCAGCGCAGCTTCCTTGGCGAGCTCCAGGGCCAGGCCGAGGCGCTTGCGGTCCGGCTGCTCGATCTCCATGAAGGCCGCGAGGCTGTCGACGCTCAGCGGCATGTCCTGCACGTAGGCCTCGTTGCGCTCCGGGGTTGCCGGGTCGTCGCCCATGAACTTGCCCTCGTCGGTGCGGGCGCGCTTGCGGGTGGTTGCCATCAGGTGAGCTCCTCGCCGTTGGCGGTGATGGTGGCGTCTGCCACAGGGCAGGCCTCGCCGGAGTTGTCTGCTGGGCAGCCCGGCGTCACCTGGCCTCCAGGATAGGCGCCGCTGCGCTCCAGGGGATCGTCGCCGTCAATGACGTAGGGGTTGCTGCACTCGCGGTAGGGCGTCTGGTAGGTCACCACGTAGCGGAGTGTGGTGGCGCCGGTCGTCAGCGCGCCATCGAACTCAGGATCATCGCTCTTGGTGTCGAGCAGGAAGGCGTCGCTCGACTCGAAGCCGGGGATGATCCAGCTCTGCAGAGCGGCCTCGACCTGATCGGCAATGCTGTCGAGATCCTGATCGATGTCGTCGAAGCTCTGCGCAACGCAGACCACGCTGACGATGCACCGGCGACGCTCGAAGCCGTTCCAGCCGGAGATGCTGCGTCCTTGGACTTCCTCAGGTTCGCGAGTGTGAACGACGATCGCAGGCAGCTGGGGCTCCTCGATCGGCATCAATCGACCGCTGTAAACCCGCTGCTGTGCCGCCGTGGCATTGAGCAGTCGAGAGACGAACGCTGAACGGATCTGGCTGCGTGGGTGGATGGCGGTCATGGGGGATTAGACGGGGACACTACGAGGGCGCCAATGAGTAAGACTTGTCCAAATGATGCTGCGCCATTAGTGCTGACAACTCCGCTACATGCTGCTCGGTGAGTTGCACTTGACTGAGCAATAGCCAGATCGCGCCTTGCATGGCTTGTTCGTTGACGCGCCCAGCCATTGCGGCTACGAGCGGTGGGTAGGGGGTAGATGCAGCGACCGTTACTTGATCTACTGCGTCACGCCTTTGAGGACGATGATCCAGCCGCGAGACTTGAGAGTGCTTACTGCTGAGCTGATGCTTGGCGTGCCGCTACTGGCGTTGTAGTCGATGGTGATGGTGACGCTACTGCCGGAACCAGATGGAGACCTGCCAGAGGTAGCGATGCTGTTGAGGATATTCTCTACGCTCGTAGCAGACAGCGAAGTACAGCCAGCCCAAGCATAATAAAAACAGTTGCTTCCAGGTGTTGCGGTCCAGTTATCAAAGAAATTAGCAGGGAAGTTTACTAAGTTTGAGCAGCCAAACCAAGCAAAATTAAAGGTAGTAGCGCTGTTTGCCCCCAAAAGCGGAAAGCTGGTTAGCCCGGTACAGTTAAGCCAAGCTGAGTTTACGGCCGTTGCGCTTGACATATTAAGCGCGGGAAAGCTCGTAAGCCCTGAGCAGCCTTGCCAAGTACCAGCAAAACTGGTTCCGCTAGATACATCAAGCAACGGGAAACTGGTAAGACTTGTGCAGTTGCGCCAGGTAGAAGAGAAATTTGTAACGTATGATACGTCTAAACTTGACGAAACTGAAGAAAGCGAAGGCATAAGGAAGAACGAAAAACTAAGATCGGACCCGAACGACCACCCCGGCGGCGTGGCGCCAAGAGATACGACTTCTGTGTTTGAACTACCTGTTGTGTAATCAAAGCGCGGCCAGAAAACACCGCTTTTTAGCTTGACTTTAACCGTGTAGCTTCCGCTTGATGCGTAGGTGTGTGATTTTACAAATGTGCCCGTTGCTGAGACATTTGTATCCGTCTGGCCGTCGCCCCAGTCCACGTCATAATTACAGGTGGAGGCTGTTCTAAGTGACCAGTTACCATCACTCGTTGTGATCCCAATGTCCCATGTTGTCAGTGCGGGGGCGGCGGCGGAGAACTGATAGCTGTTGATGTAGACGACGCTCATGGTTGCAAGCGGTAGATCGTGTTTAATTTGTACTGTTGCATCAGCTCTCCCAGCTCCGTCAACTGATCATCGCTCAAAGTCATCTGCCCCAGCAAAAGCCAGATAGC